CGGTTGTCGATGGGACGGGCAGAGCGGGCCCCGGAGCGGCTACGAGCGGAAGCGGCGCGGGGGCGCAAATGGGAAACGACGCTGGAGGCCTTGCGGGAGTTTTGTGAGACGCAAAAAGGGGCGATCGTCGCAGATATCGCGTCGCATTATTACGACGATACTGAGCAGCTTAGGAATTTAGCCGCGCGGCTCGAGGTGCTGGCAGCGTTCCAAAAGAGCGCGGAGGCGTACATCGAGCAAGGGCGGCTTGCGGAAAACAAGTTGAGGGAGGATGAGGCATGAGCGCGAAACGAAAGGCAGCATTCGCGCCGGAGGAGATAGTGGAGCTGTGCTTCGCGAAAGTGCTGGAGTATGAGAGATACGAGGACACCAGACAGCAGAAAGCGCAGTTCAAACGGAAACTCCGGGCGTATCGAGATGAGATCTTATCGGCGTTGAATGCCGGAAACGTAAACGAGGAGGGCGAGACGGATGGCGGAAGCACAGACACAGCAGATTGAGGCAGCACAGGAGACTGCGGATATAGCACCCGTCGAGGAACAGACGGAAGCGCAGCAGACGGGACCGGAAGCAGAACACGCGGAACCCGAACGGGCAGAAGAGCATGAGGACACGCTGAAAGGGCTTGGCGAGCTGGAGCTGGATTCGGAGGCCCAGGCGCAGGCGCTAATAAAGATGGGGCTTGCTGGGGACGGGGAATATGAGCCCCCCGCTGACACAGGGGCGGAAGCCGAGCCGAAGCCAGAGTCCACGGCGGAGTTCTACACGGCGGAGGAGCTGGGGAACACGCCGCTTGACGCGATAGACATGAAACGTCTGCCGGAGGGTGCAAGAGAGTATCTGCCCATCGTGAAGCGGAACATGGACGCCGCACGGCAGGCTATAGCGCATCTCCAGCAGCAGAATGCCATGCTCATGCAGCAGCTTCAGGCAAACACGACGGCACAGGCCCCGGCGCCGGCAAACCCGGACTTCAAGGCTCTGGCGGCTCAGGCCGCGAAGATCGCCAAAGAGAGACTGGGGCTGGGCGAGGATGACGACCTCGACATGACATATGAGCCGGAACACGCGGCGGCGTTCCACATGGCGATGAGGGAAGTTGCCGACGGCATGAGGCAGAGCGAAGCGGCACCGGCCAACGTCGTGGATATGGGTGCGGCGCGGGAATGGGACGCGTATGTGTCTCAGCTCGGGGCACAGCCCGACGCGGCAGCTCGGGTTAAGTGGATCACGGAGAAGCTCACTCAGGCAGGTAAGAACCCCAATATGCTGGGGGAGTATATCAGGCAGACAGGGGACTACGCCGGGGCGCGGCGAGTTATAGACGCATGGAACAGGATGTACGACACGGAACAGGCACGTATGTCGCAGGCGGTGAAAAATCAGGCACGGCCTGTGCAGAAGCCGCCGGTTCTCGAGGGGGCCTCCGGCACGGACGCCGGGGGACGGAGAAGCATGAACTTACGGGCTTTTGGGGCTATGGAGGAAAACCCGGAAGCGCAGGCACAAGCCTTACTGAAATTGGGCTTGGTCTAAAAATTAAGGGGAGGAAAAATCAATGGCTAGTACCACATATGAGGCAGTAGGGAACAAGGAAGATGTCAGCGACATCATAACTAACATATCGCCGTTTGATACGCCGCTGCATTCGCGGCTCGGCAGGACAACGGCAACGGCAGCATACCACGAGTGGCTGGAGGACGAGCTGGGAGCGGCACGGGATAACGCTTTCCCCGAAGGCTTCACCTTCGCGACGGAGAAGGTCCCGACACGCACAAGACTGGGGAACTACACGCAGATCATGTGGCGCGGCATTCACGTCACCGGCACTCAGGAAGTCGTGGCCAAACACGGGCTTACCTCCGAAATGGCGTACCAGATGCAGAGGACGCTCAAAGAACTTTCGATGGACTGGGAGCGGGCGCTTCTCACTCAGGACACGAGAGAGGCCGGAAGCACCGCTGATATGACGCGAAAGTTCGGCGGCCTGCCGTACTGGATCGTCACGCACATGATCGACAACGGCGGGACACCGCGTCCTCTGACGTTCGACCTTATCAACAGTGCGCTGGAGGAAGTATGGCGCGACGGCGGACATCCGACGATATTGCTTGTGTCTCCGCGTTCAAAGCGAATAATAAGCACCTTCACGGCAGGGAGTACCAAGTACATGGACGGAAACAAGACGCACCGCCTGTCGCAGATGATAGACGTTCTGGAGACGGACTTCGGGACGCTGCAGTGCGTGGTCGACCGCCACATACCGAGCGACGACGACGTCGTGTACGGGCTCAGCCCGGAGTACATGAAGAGGGCCATCCTTCGTCCGTTCAAGAAACAGGCGATACCCAAGCTCTCTGATATGGAGCGGCAGGGCATACTCGGCGAGTGGACGCTTGAGATGAGGGCGGAGAAAGCTCATTTCGCGATCAAAGACCTTGATGGCCTTGTCCCGACGGCGTAGCCATCATGATTGCGCAGGAGCTGGAGCTCAAGGGCGATGGCGAGGAAATAAAGCTAATCAACCACATCAACACCGATGACGCTGAAAAGCTGAATTGGGAGACCGCACAGGGGAACGGGAAAGGCTTTATCCGCGGCGAGAGCGGGGAAGTCGAAGGACGGCTCATCGGACGTATCCCGGCGGAGGACGCAGCCATGCTGGAGGCGCAGTTTGACCTCGACTGGCTGGCGTTCGACAGGAACGCCGATAAGCGGGCGTTTAAGCGGCTGTTAAAGCGTTTCCCGTATTGGCGGTGTTGTGAAGGGGGGATCTAGCCATGCTGGACGTTCAACGCCTTACATCATCTATCCGTTACCGGCTGAGCGACATGCAGGGGGCGCGGTATTCCGACTTCGATGTTCTCGAGGCGATCAACCGCGCCGCGTCGCTGCTGTTCGGGAGGATGGGGGCCAGGTTTGTCTGGGCGGCTGTGAAAAAGGTCGTCGTCGTCGTGCATGATGAGGCGGGGGCGAGGCTGCCGAGAGACTTCCACGGCATGAGGCGCGTCACGAGGGAGAACGTCGGGCGGACAGACCCCGGATATCGAACGGGGGATTACCGCATCGTAGGCTCGGAGTTCCGTGCAGAGCCGGGGGCGTATGGGCTGGAATACTACTACATTCCGAGGGACGTACACTCGCTTGACGCGGAGCTCGACGCACCGGAGGCAGTCAGCCCGTGGCTGGAGCAGACGGCAATAGCGGTCTTGAACGGAGACATGGCCGGGGCCGCTCAGATAGCCGAGAGCTGCTGTGACACGATCGCTGGCGGCGAGGCCGGGCGCATACCGGAGTTCGGGCCGGTGCAGATATTGGGAGGCAGGCTATGACGAGAGCCGAGATAATCAGCCTTGTCAGAAGGCATATCAGCGACGAACAGGCGACGGGATTTACCGAAGAGGGCAACCTTGAGGAACCGGGCGGAGTTGTGGAGCTGCTGAACTTCCTCGACAGGGCCGTTGACACTTACTCGAAACGCCGGGCCGAGGCCGGTGACATAAAGCTGCTCAAGCGCATGAGCGCGGAGAACATGAGGAAACTGCCGGACGACTTCATCAAGTTTGCCGGCAACGTGCCGCTTGAGGTAGTCATAGACCATGTGGAGTTTTACGGACACCCGGCGGTAAAGGTGATACCCGTGAAATACTTCGCGCGTCTGCCTTACGTCACGGCATACGAGGACGATGAGGAGCTGCCTTACGAGCACGATCAGGCTATCACCATAGCGGCGCTGGCGGCGATATACGCGCTGAATAAGCACGAGTTCAACGTCAGTCAGGACTTGATGTTGCTGGGGATGGGTGAGTCAGATGCCGGTGCGGGGGGATAAACACGGGGAGGCCGCGAAGCGTGTGTTCTACCCCGGCTTCGACGGCGGGCTTAACCTCGCGGCCCCGTCAGAGAGCATAGCGCTCAACGAGCTGAAAGAGGCCGTCAATGTGGAGTTCTCGCCGAAAAAGGGCGTCATGAAGTCACGCGGCGGGCTGGTGTGGTCAGGACATTTCGACTTTGACGTCGCGGACGCGATCCGCGTTCCTGGGACGCGAGGCTTTCTGGTCAGGGAGAAAGGGAGCAAAAGGCTCGATTTCTTCCGCTGGAACTGCATCTGGCCCGTGCGTGGGGAGTTGTCCGGCGACGGGCCCATGAGCTGCGCGGCGTGGGGCGACGACGCTTCCGTGGTGGCAAGCGGCGGGAAGCTCCAGAAGTTCAGGCCGTGGGGAGACAGCGGACTCCCTGAGATAACCGACATAAGCGGAGCGCCGGATAAGTGCCGCGTCGCGTTCGTGCGCGACGGGAGAGTCGGCGTTGCAGCTAAGAATACCGATGATGACCATTTCGACACACTGAGATTCAGCGCCGTGGGCGACTGCGAGAGCTGGGAGAACGACGTAGAGGACGAAAGTTCCGGACAGTTCCTTGAGGTCGGCTATAAGGACGGCATGGACATCGACGCGGTCGTGCCGCTGTCAAAGGATTTGATCATCTTCAAGAGCCCGAAGGGGGAGCCGGACAAGGGCATCGTTCACAGGCTCACGGGGAGTTTTCCGGACTGGCTGCTGCTTGAGGCGGCGCACAACACGGGGACTTTCAGTCAGGGAAGCGTCCAGCCCGTAGGCAACGACGTGTTTTACCTCACGACGGCGGGGCTGGCGAGCTTATCAACAGTTACGGCGTATGGGGAAGTAAGGACCGCGTGGCCGGACAGGAAGGTAGCTAACGCCTTGGCGCAGCGGCTTCGCGACACGGCTCTTTTGTGGAACGTGGCGGTCAAGGAGCAACTGTGGATCCTGCCGGGGGACGGAAATAAGACGATATGGGCTTTCGACTGCGGGCGCGGGATATGGACGCAGCTCGAGTTCCCTGAGCCGCCGGTGTTCGCGGCGGGTGTGAGGACGGAGCTTTACGCGGTTATCGGCGCGGATATATACCACGTTCACGACGGATACGCGGCAGACGAGCTTTACAGGAAAACGCCCGTGCCGGTCAACGCGAGGATGAAGACTGGCGCGATACTTAACGGACTTCAAACGCTTATCAAGGGGGCCTTCGTTTCGTTCTCCGCGCCGCCGGAGACGGAGGCGGAGTTGAAGCTCAAGGGCTTTGAAATGCCGCTTCGCGTGGGCGGAACAGGACTTGGAGACATAGCGGGTGAACCGAACACGGAGATATGCGCGTTCACCGACGGGAGATACCTGTTCGGGAGCGCGGGAGTGGCAACGGCACGGAGACACTGCATTGTGCGCGGATGGGACGTTGTGCCGGAGATCGAGATACGCGGCGGGGGATTGGGAATACATACGATGGGATTGGAAACGGTGGAGGTGTAAATATGCCTACATTACTTGGGCCGTGGGATCCGCAGTATCCCGTCAACTTCTATGAGGGCGGGGACACGGTAACTCCGGCTTTCGGAAAACATATACAGGAAATAGAGAGAATTTACGGGCTGCTGAACGCACTGGACGCTGATAAAGTGTCGCACGGCGAACTGACGGAGATATTAAAAAGCTATGTTACCCTGACGTACCTCAACACGAAGCTGGGGGAGTACGTCACCAACGCGGCGTTTAATACCCACGTGTACAGCGGAGACCCGCACCCGAACATGACGCTGCCGTTCAGCAAGATAACGGGGGATGTGCCGGCAAGCAGGGTAAGCGGGCTTGTAGACTTGATAAAACAAAATACCATCAGCGAAGGCTCTGTAAACAAAAACGGATACGCTAAGTTCGGGAACGGATTGATAGTTCAATGGGGGGAAAGAGACTTGTCTTCACATGAAGGTGAGTTTACAGATACTTATACTGCATATTTCGCCACGACTTTCCCCAACGCTTGTTTTATCGTTATACCGGGTATTCGTGTGAATCCCACAAGTGGGAACCTGAATCATGTAAATATATTTGCACAGATCATATCATTCACAAAAACAAAGGTGGAGCTTTTACCGCAGTTCGCGCAGGAGATAGGGGATTGGTCACAGTTGGCTATTTCTTACGTCGCGTTTGGCAATTAGCGGAACGCGGGGAGAAAGCACCCGCGTTCAGTTTTAATCCCCAAGCGAGAAAGGAGAGGCGACAATGCCGACATTTCGGAACGATACAAAACGCTGGATAGACTGTTGGCCAACGATCCAGACCGGGACAGGGCCAATGCGGATCCTCGTGCGGTTCGAGCCTGATGAGGAAAGAAAGCTCAAGTTCTGGCTGCCGTGGCGCGAGAAGGGCCTTACTCTCGTTGACGCGAATGAACCGCCGGTGCCGCCGGTCACGCTGTCGTCCGGGACTTACGACTTCGAGCCCGGCATGTCGCGGGAGTTCCAGATACCGCCATGCGACAGGTACATCGTTGACCTAATCGTACAGAGCGGGCGCGTCAAGCTCTACGCCGGAGATGACCCGGCGGGGGCCGACATCGTGAAAAATGAGCTCGTGCCGTACAGATACCGGGCAATATACGACTGGGAACGAGCGCCGAGACTCCGCGTCGTGGGCATGGAGGAGAACACGAGGGTGACGCTCCACGCCGAGGCGGGATACGGAAGAATTGAGGACCTGCCATGCCGCTGATCCCCGAACACAACGCGGCAAGCATGGAGTCTCTTATGAACGAGCGCGACGAGCGGCGGCAGGACGTAGCGGCTCTGTGGGCTGAGCTTCACAGGCTTTTTGCCCTGCTCGGAGACGAGGAAGCCGAACGGCGCGAGGCTATCGGTGGTCCGTGGCGGGCTTTACGCAGCTTGACGTTCGACGACATCCACGGCGTTCTGGAAGGCGAAAGAGCGTGGGCAACGGATCACACGCCGAGGCCGGGATCATAATCTCCCCCACTTCGGGGGAAGAAAAAATTAAATCATACCGTAGAAAGCCGGTGAGGACTTGAAAAAGTGGCTGGAGTATGAGACGGACACGGGGCGCATCGTGTGTGTCCTGACCGTTGAGTTAAGCGAGGAAGCGCCGGAAGTCCAGAACGGACACTCCGTAATAGCTGTCCCGGAGGACTGGGACGGCGATACCGGCGGCTGGATCGTCCGCGGCGGGGCATTGGTGCAGATCGTCCGCATCAAGGTGCCGGTGGAGGAACAGGCGCCGCGTGAGACGTGGCTGCCGTTCGGCGGGCGCGTGGGGCAGATCATGTCGGAGTTCATTCTTGCTCAGCTTAGGGACGACGCGGAGGAGATAGAGGCGCTCAAGGCTGAGTTTCGCAGATTGGAGGCGCGGGTGTAAATGGCCAGACAAACTGATTTTGATAAGCGGATACAAAAGGCGTGGGAGGAGTTCCGCGAGGAGAACGAGAGCCCGACCGTCGGAGACGTAATAGTCGGGTTCTCGGGACTTGACCCTCAGAAGAAGGACAGCGTGTTCGAGGATCAGAAGGTAGTGAGGATCCTCGGCGAACACACGGCTACCGACACGGAGTATGACGAAATGCTCACGGAGATCGGACTGATCTAAATCATCATTATCGACCATAAGCGGGCCCGCTATGGAATATATCTTTTTCGGAGGTTTTTTATCATGGCAAACGCAAACTACACGGCGGCGATTCAGGCAAAGTTGCCAAACGTCAAGCAGGCTGAGAAGCTGGGTACGCTTCTGCTGGGGAAGATCGGGACGGAAAGCGCGAAAGCGGTGAAGTACCTGTCTGTCTCCGGCAACACCATCAGCTTCTGGAAGGACGAGAATCATACGGGAGCCGCGGATTTCACGGTGGATTTCCCCGTTGAGTATTTCCTTGACCAGACGAAGACGACGTTCGTTCAGAGCTTCGCTTTCGAGACCAACAGCACGAGCAATTATCCCGGCGCGACTGACCCCAACCTTGAGGGCAAGCCCGTCATGGTGCTGGCGGTTAAGGGGACGGACAACAGCGTGAATTACAGCTTCGTTGACCTTACGGCGTTGGTTGACACACCCGACATTGCCACGGACAACGAGTTCGACGAAATGCTCATTGAGATAGGGCTGTTGACCGCGCAGCAGCAGGGAGAGTAATGAGATAAGGGGGGCGTTAAGCCCCCTTTTTAATTTAAGGGGAATAGCAGGAGGGGTAGGGAATGGCATATACGGACGCCGGCATCGGGGCGAAAACACCTACGGTGAAAGAGATAAAGAAGGTAACTGAGCTGCTGAACACGAAGATCGGGCAGGGCGGCGGCGGCGGCAGCACAGTGGCCGTCCCAAACGAGGGCAGTGGCGTAGTGCAGATCAACGGGACGTCCAAAGCGGTGGTGAACTTCGCAACAGACGCGGAGTTTGAAGAGGCGATGGCCGCTGCGGGATTGGTTCTTGTCTAGGGCCGTGGGGAGGAATAAGAGATGGCTTACGATCTAGGAGACGCTGTAACCGTGAAACACGCGATGAGGCTGGCCTCTTATATGAGGCACAGCCCCGTTTTACAGATAGGGAAAGAGTCACCGATTGTACTACATGAAGGGGGAAGCACAACGGTTCCGGTCTATTATTGGGGCAACGGGACGTTGACCGCGACGTCGGACGACCCGAACACGACAGTATCCGTCAGCGGCGGGACGCTGACCATAAGCAGATTGGCGGGTGCGGCTGATGAGGCGATAATTTCTATAAATTTATCTGAGACAAACGAATATACTCCTTACAGCGCGTATATAAAAGTGGCGAAAGGATACCGCTACGGCTACCGCATCAACAAGAACGACAGCAACCCGGAGACGCGCGTGGCGTACCTGTATGATGCTGTTGGCCAGACCCCGGCGCACATGGACTACACGCGGGGGATATTTAACTATGGGGGCTGGGGCAACAAGTGGTTTGTGACGGAGAACAAACCCTTGATGCTGCGAAGCGACGGCACGGTGGACTATTACCTGGACCCGGACGACTACACCAAAAAGGCGAATGGTACGGCGTCCGACGTGGCGAACACGAGCTACGACGGCAACGCTATGGCACAGTTCCCGCTGTGTTGGGTGAAGCGCTGGGAGGACAGCAACTACGAGTACGAGGTCGTGTCCGACGTGCAGTGGGACAGCGACTACAAGGCTTACGCACACACACGGGCCGACGGGACTATCGCGGACTACTTCTATTGGTCGATGTTTGGCGGCAGCGGCAGTTCGAGCAAGATACGCAGCTTAAGCGAACAGACGCTATCCTACGGACTTACCGCCGCACAGGAGATAGCTGCGTGTCAAGCCAACGGCGCGAAGTGGTACACGCACACATGGAGCCAGCGTGAGCTTATTCGCACGCTGCTCATCCTGATGGGTAAATCCACGGACACGCAGAGCGTGTTCGGGAATGGTAACTGCCGCAGCGCTATGGACGCTACCGGTATGCTTACGACCGGAACGCTGAAGGACAAAGGCCAGTTCTTTGGTTACAGCAGCAATAATCAGCAGGTCAAAGTGTTCCACATCGAGAAGTTCTGGGGCGATCAGTGGGACAGAATGGCTGGCGTAATCAACAACAGCGGGGCTATATATGTCAAAATGACGCCGGAAGGCAGCGGCTACCGCGTTACGGACGTGACAGGGTACACCAACAGCGGCGCGACTTTGACCGGTACAAGCGGAGGGTACATCAGCGCGGCTACATGCTCCGAGCTGGGAATAATCCCGACGAAGGTAAGCGGCAGCGGTGGAGCTTATTACTGCGATGGAAGCTGGTTCAATAATAGCCAGTTGGATTACCTCATCGCTGGGGCTAGTGCGCACAATGCCACCTCTCTCGGTGGTGCTTTCACGTTTAGTGTCAGCAATGCCCCGTCGTATGCGGGCTGGGACGTCGGCTGCGGCCTTTCTTGTGAAAGCCCCGCCGCGTAGCGGCGCGAGGGGGTTCGGGGGACCCTTCCCCCGATCACTGTGGAAATAAAGAAATTATAGGGTTATGCGGAGCGAACCTGCGGCGTTTGTTGCTCCTCATCGCTGGGGCCAGTGCGAACAATGCCACCTCTATCGGTGGTGCTTTCACGTTTGTTGTCGACATTGCCCCGTCGAATGCGTACTGGTGCATCGGCTGCGGCCTTTCTTATCGAGCCTTTCAATTTTAATGCTCTGCATAATCCTCAGCCATTGCTGAAAATTGCCCGATAAAGGACCGGGATAGTAGGCCGCAAGGCACGAACTTTCGGTAGGAGATAAGAAACTCGATGAAAACCTATGCACACTTGTTTGAAGAAATGCTAAAACCTGAAACAGTATGCAAATGCGCTCTGAACGCTTCGGAAGGGAAGCTGCGCCGTCGTGAGGTTATGGCCGCTCTCCTGAATTTTGGCAAGACATATGACTATGTTGTGGAGTGCGCCTGTAATCCGAATTATCGCCCATGTGAAGATAATACGCATGAAATAATTGATGGAGCGAACCATAAGCCGCGTGAGATTGAAAAGCCAAAGTTCTGCCCGGAACAGATACTACATCATATGATTGTTGAGCCGTTTAAGCCTGTTCTGCTAAACGGGCTATATGAGCAGGTCTATGGTTGCTTGCCGCCGTCTTTCCGGACCGGTGCCGATGGAAAGCGGAGAGTTCGGAAATTCGGGCCTCATGCTGCGATACATCAGCTCAAGAAATGGGTGCAAACCGGCGGTAAGGTGTATGTCTGTGAGATGGATATACACCATGCTTACGGTTCCGTCCATATCGCAACGCTGGCCCGTCAGCTGGCACGGGTAATCCGTGATAAGGAGTGGCTGCGGCTGACGTATCAGTTTCTTCACTACATCCCGGACACGCCGGGGAGTGAAGAGCTGTGCGGTCTGATACTAGGGCATTATACTAGCCCGTGGTTCTTCAATTTCTACCTGAAGGAGTTTGACCACTTCGCGGCGGCGCTTGACGGCATTAAATATCTGCGGTTCGCCGATAACATGTTCCTTGTGGGCGTAAACAAGCGAAAGGTCCACATGGCGTTAGACGCTATAAGTGATTATCTCTGGCGGGAGCTGCGCATGGAGCTGAACGGCAGTACTCAGGTATATCGCTTTGAATATCCTGCTAGAGACGGCAGCGTGCGGGGAAGGGCGGTAAATGCTCTTGGCGCTGTGATCCATTATAACCGTGTGGCGCTCCGCAAGAGTATTCTTCTGCGTATGCGGCGCAAAGCATTTCGGATATCCCGGAAGAAGCGTAAAACTTGGCATGACGGGGCGTCTATGTTTTCGCGCTTGTCATGGATAAGGTTCACAGACACATGGACATATTATCAAAGGTACATCAAGCCCAAAATCAATACGCGGCAACTGAAAGCGAAAGTCCGGGTGCATAGCCGGATGATCGCGCCTGCTGCCGCCGAAAGGAGAAAAACGATCTATGAAGGACTGGAAAAAAGTGCAAGGCTCTCAGGAAACTAAACCGGCGGAGTTCGACACCACGTCAAGCCCAACGACAGTCTATCAGCGGCGAAACGTACAGCGCGTGACTGTATCTAACGGCGACGGCACAACGTCCGAGCTGTGGGAGTACGCTGAACGCACTATGACGCATGAGGAGTTCGCGGCGCTGCTGGCCCAGATGGACGCGGAGCGTCTTGAGAACGAGCTGACCGACGTGCAGATGGCGTTGACCGAGCTGTATGAGATGATGGGGGTGTAAGTCATGGCGGCAATCTACGCGGCGCTGATAAGCAAGGGCAAGAAGACCATTGACGACGTGCCGGAAAAACTGAAAGAAGCGGTTAGGGAGATTTTAGCGGGGGCGTAACAGCCCTCGTTTCATTTTCAGGGGAGGTGCAACGAAATGGGCGACTTATCGGAGCATTTCAGCAAGAAGGAGTTCGCGTGTAAGTGCGGGTGCGGCTTCGCTGATCCCGACCCGGAGCTGGTGAGCAAGCTGGAGAGGCTGCGGGAGCTTTGCGGTAACAAGCCTCTGCATATCAACTCGGCATGCCGCTGCGAGAAGCACAACAAGGCCGTGGGCGGAAGCCCGAAGAGCCAGCATCTGCTCGGCAAGGCGGCGGACGTGCGGAAGCTGCTTGGCATGAGCATTGACGAGATGGCGAGAAAAGCGGAACAGGCCGGTTTTACCGGGATAGGCAGATACGACTCGTTCATACACGTTGACGTGCGAGGGCAGCGCGCGCACTGGGATTACCGGAAGAAAAAGTGAGGAGGCGTGGCCACAAATGGACACGATAGTCGATAAGCTGGATGTGGCGGCGGGGGCAATCGGCGGCGTGTGCGGCTGGTACTTCGGCGGCATGGACGGGCTCTTCTACGCGCTGGCGGCCTTTGCCGTGGTGGACTACATCACGGGTGTTATGGCGGCGGCGGTCGAGAAAAGGCTTTCCAGCTCGGAAGGCTTGAAGGGTATAGCCAAGAAGGCGGCGATCTTCGCGCTGGTCGGCGTCATGAACGTGCTGGACACGGAGATATTGAAGCAGGGCTCGACGCTCAGGACGGCGTTTCTGTTTTTCTTCATCGCGAACGAGGGCCTGAGCATCATCGAGAACGCGGAAAGACTTGGCATCAAAATTCCCGACTTCATCAAAAAAGCGATCCACAGTATGAAGGAACGGGAATAATTCACAGATGAACGGAGGAATAACAATGAGTTTCGGCGGTTATGAGGTTAAGGTTTCAACGGGTATGCCGCAGAAGGTGGCAACGGGGTTTAACAAGGTGTTTGAGAATATGTGCGGGGCAAGATACACACCGATAGCGTATCTCGGCTCCAAGGTCGTGAACGGGACGAATCACGCCGTCCTGTGCGAACAGAAGCTGGTCGTTGCGGAGGACGTTACGTCCATCGTGCTGGTGATCCTGAACGAGAAGCCGGGGGACGTTAACGGGGAGAATTTCTCCATCGTGGAGATAGACACGCTCCTGTCCAACGGCGGCAAGCTGGGCGGACTTAGCATTAACCCTGTTACTGACATTCCGGCGGAGGCGAAGGAAGTATGGGACAGACACTTCGCGGGGTTCGTCGGGGCTAATAATAAGCCGTTTGCCCTGCTTGCAACACAGGTCGTTCGCGGCGGCGCTTATGTCTTCGCGGTCGAGTCCACGATGATTGTCTCTCCAACCTGCATGAAGGCAGGGGACGTGAAGTCCGTCAATCTGGTGAAGATCTACGGCGATTTCAGCGAGGTAGAAAGCGTTGAGGTCCTTCGCGGCTCTGCGGCGGGGCTTAAAGCCGAACATCCTAAAGATGCGGCGCTGGATTACGCCTTCACGTGGTCTGCGAAGGCCGGGAATCTGGAATCTCCGCTGGGTGAGTGGCCGTAATGGATGCAGCCAAGACTCCCGCCGAATGGCTTGAGTGGTACGAGAAGCACGGGGGAAGCAGGGAGCTTGAGCTTGATGAGAGCGAGCTTACCTGCTTCAACCCCGAAAAGGGATTTATCACGTTCCTGACGCACGACGATATCCTTGAACTTCACCACCTCTGCGGGGACGGGAAGTTCTGGCAGAACGAGCTTGTGAAGATCATGAAGTACGCGGGGCTGGAAAAGCTCCGCGCTTTCACGCGGCGCAGCCCCAAGGCGTGGGCAAGGAAGTACGGCGGCCATATAAGAGGCTGGTACATGGAGGCGGATTTGGATGAACTTGAAAAGACGCTTTGATATTCAATTCTTCGGCGGCGGGGGAAGCTCTACGCAGAAAATCCAGAAGCGAGACCCGGAACCGGAAAATCTAACGAACCTGAGAGACTCGCTGTATAACGCGATATCGCCGTCGATACAGCTTTATGATCCTTCCCAATGGCAGAAAGCGCAGGAGATATCGAACAACGCGCTTGAGCAGCAGAAGAACCTGCTCGGCGGGCTTTCCGGCTCCATCGGGAAGAGCAGCGACATTTTAGACGAGATGATGAACGTCGTGAGGACGGGGGCAGTGCCGACGGCGCTTACCGACGCGGCAAACGCCTCCGTGATGAAGGGGCTTAACGGCAGCATGGGAAGTATGCTCAACAGCCTCGGTAATCGCGGCGTGGTGAACAGCTCCATAACGAGCAAGGGGATAAACAACCTGTCGCAGAACGCGGCAGACGCGATGAACGCGAACTACCTCAACGCCTACAACAGCGTGATCAACGGCTACGCTCACGGGCTTGGCGGCGCTCAGAACAACACCGCCTCGCTCATTAACGGCGCGAACGCGGCGGGCAACATCCCGTCTCAGGCGTATGAGGGCGTCAGCGCGGGGCTTATGCCGGCGTTCAACTTCTGGAAGGCGTGGCAGAACAGCTACGATAACCGCGAAGATTACGACACGGTCGTGAAACAGGGGAAGTAAGGGGGGATCACTATGGCAACTATCACCACAAATGGCGGCGGCCTGTTGGGGACGATCGGGGCTCTGGCGGGCGTGGCGGGACTTGCGACGGGCAATCCGTGGCTCTCCGCAATCGGCATGGGCGCGAACGCGCTGAGCGGCAACGGCAACGGGGCCTTGTCCAAGGCTCTCGGTGAATCGGGGTGCTGGCCAAGCTCCGGCTCCGGGTGGACTAACCCCGCTGCGGGCGGCATGGTCTCCGGGTATGACGCGGATACGGCGATCTGGCAGGATATGTTTAAGAAGAACGGAGGCTACCCGGTATGGCTACAATAATCCAGCCTTACAGCCCGTGGAGGGAACAGCTTGCGGCTAACATCATCGTGCCGTTTGTCAGCGACATGATAAAGAGGAACGAGGAGCGGGCGAACAACAGGCTTCAAAATGAAGTGCTGCAAAAGCTGACGATAGACGCGGCGAGCGACCCGGCGGAGGCCCTTACCGCTCTGACGGACGTATCCATGCCGAAGATGAGCGGGGAACTGAGCCCGTGGCAGGGCGTAATGGAGAACGAGCTGAACCAGCCCGTGAATAAGATATCTGCGGAGAGCATAAACATCAAGCCGTCGGCGAACGCACGAAGCGCGGCGAGTCAGGCTGACATGATGACGAGGCTTGCAAATACGCTGGGCGACAGGCGGTATTCCGGGCTTAACCCGGCGGCGATGTATCAGTTGGCGCAGCCGTATATCGCGGCGGCGGAACAGGCGCGTCGTGAAGCTAAACTCGCGGAGATGGCCAATGCCATAATGGGGGCGGGGGACGATTACGGGAAGTGGAACACGGCGCTCGGCGGCGTGGTGCGCGGTCTGATCGGGCCTGAAGTGGTGGACAGGATAGCGGGAATGTATCAGTACAACAACCCGTATATGCAGCGTGTGACAACGGATTTGGGCGGCAGCGTCATGGCGGAGAACTGGAACCCGCGCACTGGGGAGACTGCGGGGAACACACTTTATCCGAAGACCATGAGTCCGGACGAGTCGGCACGCAACGCGCTGGATTGGGCGAAGTATGGCTCTTCTGAGGACGAGCGAAAGTATGAACGAGAACACCCGAAGCCGAACTACATGACATTAGATGACGGGCAGATATACAACTTACAGGACAACACCGCAACGCCCGTGTTAAAAGAACCTACTCCATACGCAAACAGCATGGAGGAATATGACTACACGGTGAACAAATTCAAACGGGAACACCCAGGCTGGCAGATCGTGGAGAGCAAGGAAAAGAAAAGCAAGAATACCTATGGGATCAACCCGAAAACGTATGAGACTGTATTTGTGGCGGAAGTGGCGTATGATGCGCCGAAACGCGGTATGCCCGTAGCCGCTCCGGCACATACCGGCGGCAACGGCGGAGTCACTGAAAAAGACAGGTGGAACAAAACTTTGGATATGCTTGGCGAAG